CCGGATATCTTAGACAACTTGGACCGGGTAAACCCGGTTTCTTTCCGTATTTCCAGTAATATTTTGGACCAATGCGTGAGCATGTTTAGTGTCGGGGTGTTTTGTTTTGGTTAAAAGCACGTAAAACGTCTTTAAGATCGTCCTTTTGGGACTCTTTATCATCGTCTGACATGATACCAAGCGTCTGTGTCATCAGACTGGACAAAATATGCAGGATCCCCGTCATGCCAAGTTCTTCGCCGCCGTTTTCAAGAGCGACCCTCATCAGGACTACGGCTTGTCCTGTGGGCGTGACATGGCCGCGGCATTCCAGCATGGATCTTATCTCGTTGTAGAGATCCTGTAGGTGCTCCTCTTCGGGGAGTGGATCGCTGCTCATGACTTCACCGCCGCAAACTTGGACAAAACGTCCGCATCACTTGGTGCCTTCTCGGATACATCCACCAGGAAAGATATCTGCTGGGCTGGTGAGCGGTGGTTTTTCTCAGCCATTTCCCAAAGCTTTTCCCATGTAGGAATCGGCACGGCAACGGACTTGTATTTCTTAATGTCAGGCATTTGTGGTCTCCTTTAAATGATCGAATTGCTGATTGAGTTCGTTGAAAGATTCTAAATACTCCGGACAGCACTCCTCTATCACCGCCAGAGCAATTTCATCCGTTTTAAAACCTAAAGTCTGCATCTCACCTATAAACATGCGGATAAGACGACCTGCTCCTAAACGGTAAGACTTATCAGGTCTCATTTAACTTTCCTATCTGAGCCATTCTTTGAGCTCCTCTCCCATCACCACACTGGCGATGTCCATTTTATCGCGGAGAGCTTTGACGATCTGTTCGTCAATGGTCCCTTCCGCAATCAAATCTATGTATGTAACGTGTTCCGTCTGACCAATGCGGTGCGCCCGGTCTTCGGACTGCATCCGCACAGCCAGGTCAAAGCTGTTGGCAAAGTAAATTACAGTAGTCGCAGCGGTCAATGTAATCCCGTAGCCGCCCGTCATTGGATTTCCGATAAAGAACCGGGCGTCACCATTCTGGAAGCGTTCGATGGCCTCCACCCGTTCATCGTCGGAGGTGTCACCAAAGTAAGTGACCGTGGACTGTGGCCCGTATTTCTTGATCAGCGCGGCAGCGATACGTTTAATATCGTACCTGAACCTAGACCAGATGATGGCTTTGCCTTCGGACTCTTCAAGGCATCCGAGGAGCTCATCGAGCCTATTGTCCTTAACCTCAATAATCTCTCCGTTGTCCGACTTAGAGTGGCCCGACAACACTTGTTGCATCCTTAACAGTTGGGTCATGACGTTTGTCGCGGTCATAAACTCGGCATCTTCGATGTGCGCGAGAGCATATTTCTTTAAATCGTTATAAATACGTTCCTGATCTGTTGACAGAGTTACATTTCTCTGAACGTAAATCTTACTGGGCAGGTCAAGACAGTCGTCTTTCATGATGCGCGAGGAAAAGTTCTTCAAAAGCCCAGAAAGTTCCTCGAGGTTGCGATATCCGACGATCTGGTTGAACGAGTGGGCGCCCATGGTGCGTTTGTTCATGATTGCGTAGCGGTATTGGAACTGAAAGAAGTTATCGCCGGCATGGCCCAGAAGATCCTTGCCCATAAACCGGCATTGCGACCGCAGGTCCATGGGTGATTGCGTGACGGGGAACCCTGTCAGGATGCGGCGGTACTTCGCCATATGGCTCATCTTCAGAAGAGCTTTAGTCCTTGATGCTTTCGGAGACTTGATCGCGGTTGACTCGTCTATGGCAAGAAGCGCCTGAGAAGCCCCCAGAACCTTGGCAAGAAACTTCTGGCCCTTGGCTGTGCTCAGAGCCTCAACGTTCATCATAAGCATCCGGAAGCCGTTTGCCGGGTGCATGAAGCTAATTAGTTCCTGCTTGAGCGCCTTGGTTGGGCTGGGGCGCCAGATAGATATCAACGCGCCCTCTCGAACTCTGTCGGGCATGTGCGCCGGAATTTCCAGATTCCCCCAGTTTCTATAAACACCTTTCGGTGCGACAACGATAAAGGTGTCAATCTCTCCGCGCTCGTATAGCATTGACGCAGTGTCGATACAGACCTTAGACTTTCCGGTTCCCATTTCCATGAAGAAAGCCCAGTTCTCTTCTGACCACGATTGTCGTAGAACATCGTCTTGGTGCTTATAAGGCTTGGTCTTGTAGGTGTAGTCCATGGTTGACACTATATATACTAAATTTGTTGTTGCAAACCCTAAAAGCATGGATTACAGTGGTTAAATTCAGAAAGCGAGAAAGTTAATGAACAACGTCTACATCACCCAAGAAAACCCCCGCGTAAACATTCTTTCCGCAGCGAAGTGGGGTGATTTCGAACCGCTCACAAATCCTTTTGATCAGATTCATATTAACCCGATTCGACTGGTTACTCAGATCAGGCGTAAGCTTAGAGGTTTTTCGGATGAAGATTGGCTTTTGGCCATGGGCGACCCCGCGATCATCGGGGTATCTTTTGCGATAGCTGCGGAAATCAACCATGGTCGGGTCAACATGTTGAAGTGGGATAGAATGGAGAAGTCCTATTATCCTGTGAAGATATCGTTACGCGGCGGCGGCATTGAGAATTTAAACCCTGACGAGGAGATACGTTATGAGTGAAGAAAACTTGTGGGATGCTATAGAAGCTGACGCGGATGCGTTTGAGGGTCTGACAACGGGGGCCAGTACTGAGTTGTCCTCTTTAGTCAGACAAGTTGGCGAAGTCCAGACTGAAATTGTTGGTGCTGATGAAAGCCTCAAACTGTTGAAGCGGAAGCGAGATCGATATCTGCATGACCTGATTCCTGCGAAGATGCAGGAGACAGGATTAGACAAGGTTGTAGTCGGCGGAAATAGCGTCAGTCTTGCAACATTTGTTAGTGGCACAATGCCTAGAGACCCTTTGCAGCGTGATATTGCTTTGTCTCATTTACGAGAAATTGGCGCGTCTGACTTTATTAAAAACGAGGTCAGCGTTTCTTTTCCTGTGTCTGAGGATAATCGGGCAAGAGCGATGCAAGCGGATTTGGAAGACAAGGGCTTTGAGACTGCCGCGAAAACTTGGGTTGAGCCACAAACTCTCAAGAAGTTAATACGAGAGAGGGTGGAGTCTGGTCAAGAAATCGATCTCGAAATATTTAACGCACACATTGGAATAATTGCAAAAATCAAAGGAGAATGAACTATGACTAAATTATCAAAAGAACTTGCAACAGCGTTTGAAGATGACGCGGGATTCGGGTTTGAAGAAGTAACTTCATCAGACCTTCAGATACCTTTTCTGAGGATTATCCAGGCGTTGTCGCCGCAACTTAAAAAGAACGATGCCGCTTTTATTGACGGCGTTGGTCAAGGGGACATCTTTAACACGGTGACAAACAAGGTTTGGGATGCTGGCGAAGGTGTCCTTGTGCTTCCAGTACATTTCCAGATGAAGTTTCTGGAATTTGTGCCGCGTAACCAAGGCGGTGGATTCTTGGGCGAACTGGCAGCGGACTCAAATGATGTTCGAACAGCGGTTCGCGACAAGGACGCTGGCATGGAGTTGCTTAACAATGGCAACGAACTGGTCCGCACGGCGCAGCACTATGTCAAAATCGTCCATTCTGACGGTAGTCTTGAGAATGCTATCGTTGACATGAAGAAGACGCAGCTGAAAAAGAGCCGCCTCTGGTTGTCGATGATGATGATGCAAAAGCATAACGGCAAGACCATGCCGTCGTTTTCCAACACGTATCGCCTCAAGTCGGTTGAGGATGGTAACGACAAAGGTTCTTGGGGCTCTTGGAGCATCGCTCTGGAAGGTGCTGTTCCGTCGATTGAGGTGTACACCGAGTGCCGAGAACTACATACGTCAATTAGCATTGGCGAGTTGAAGATTGCACCTCCAGTTGACGTTGAAATGATTACCGACAAATCAACTGAAGAAGTGCCCTTCTGAGTCCATAGGGGTCCACTGTGAAGTGGACCCCATTTATTCTTATGTGAAGTGGACCCCATTTATTCTTATGGAAGATTCAGCACAAAGGTTCCTAGATCTATTTACTGGGTCACAAGGAGCTCACGGACAGACAGACGTTTTAGGTCGTCAAAAGAACGGCAAGCAACAGGCAAAGTACGAGATTGTCCGTTCGCCGTTGACCGTGGAGCTTGTTCAAGAGCACTTGGACGGGAGCCTTGGTGTTGGGTCTATTCCCATTGATGAAACGAACAAGTGCCTGTTTGGGGCCTTGGACATAGATGACTACAACCTGGATCTTCCATTACTATTCGAGAAGGTTAAGAGTTTTAAACTGCCTTTGGTCCTGTGCCGGTCCAAATCTGGCGGCGCACATTTATATCTCTTTATGTCAGAGAAGGTTGCAGCATCCGAAATGCGCGACAGGCTGGCAGAGTTTGCATCTGTTTTAGGCTGGGGGAACTGCGAGATATTTCCTAAGCAGGAGGAGTTGCTGGCGGAACGCGGCGATGTGGGGAACTTCATCAACCTTCCTTATCACAACGCGAAATACACCACTCGATATGCCTTAAAAAATAATGGTGAGTCTTTCAGTCTAGAAGACTTTCTTACGATGGCTGAGAAATCACAGATTACAGCCAAGCAGTTGTCCAACATATCTTTGGGTGGTGAAAACGGGGTATTGCCAGACGGTCCTCCATGCCTCCAGAAGTTGACCGAGTTCGGGATACCAGAAGGTGGCCGCAACATGACGCTTTTAAATGTAGGCGTTTACTACAAACAATCGGCACCCAACGATTGGAAGGAATTGCTGGAAAAGCATAATCAGGCTTATTGCACTCCCCCTCTGCCAGCGCGTGAGGTTGTTCTGATCCAAGAACAGTTGGAAAAGAAGGAGTATTTCTATACGTGCAAGTCGGAACCTATCCACGGCCACTGTAACAAGTCGCTTTGCCGATCTCGGAAGTTCGGTGTAGGCGATGCTAATTCGCACGTTCCGGTCGGCGGTCTGACAGTTGTTGAATCGGAGCCACCAGTCTGGTTTGTGGACGTGGACGGTGCGCGGCTGGAGTTGTCTACCAAACAGCTACAGATGCAGGTCGAGTTTCAACGCGCTTGCATGGAACAGATGTACAAGATGCCGGCGCGGATGAAGGAAGCTGATTGGCGAGATCTAGTGGATAAACTTCTCAGTGATGCCACAAGGATTTCTGTTCCAGAAGAGTTGACTCAGAAGGGTCTCTTCGTGGAACTGTTAGAAAACTTCTGCACTTCAAGAATACAGGCCCACAGCCCAGAAGAACTGTTAACGGGAAAGCCGTGGACCGAGGAGGGCCTGACGTATTTCAAGTTGAGTTCTCTACAGGATTTTTTAAAGCGAAATAACTTTACGTTATATACCCGTGGGCAGATCACTGAACGCTTAAAAGAAATGAACAATGGAGCGGAGTCCGACAAGACTTATCGCTTCATAGATAACAACGATAACTGGAAGTCTGTGCGGGTCTGGTGTGTGCCTGAGATGCATCGCGGTGAGGTTGATCTGCCAGACGTGACGTTTGAGCCCGAGGATCCACCGTTTTGATATGCCTTAATCCGCAAGAAGGGGGCTTATTAAAATTAAGGCATCTAAAGGACCGACAATGCATGAAACCATCTTAGGGCCGCCCGGCACGGGCAAGACCCAGACCAACTCCAATAAAATACGTGAGTGTATTGAACAGGGTATAGCACCTGACCGCATAGCCTGTGTTTCGTTTACACGTAAGGCCGCGAAGGAGAGCCGAGACCGCGTGTGCAAGGATTGGGGTATTGACGAGCGAGACATGCCCTACTTTCAGACGCTTCATTCCATGGCCTTTCGGGCTGGGGGATATAGTTCGGATGAGGTTGTTGGCCCCAAGGAGATGATTGAAATCGGTAAGGCTGTCGGGATACCGTTTGGTAATAAGGGTAGGACCGATATTGAAACGGACTTTGACACCATAGGGGTGGCCAAGGGTGATTTTTATATGAGCCAGTACCATCTTGCTCGAAGCAAGGGTTTGGGATTAGAGGAAATGCACCGGAGACTAGCCGATTACAATGTCGATTGGTCCGAGCTCAAGCGTTTGGTGGCGGCGTATGAGGACTTCAAGGCTGTCCGTAAGAAGATAGATTTTACGGATATGATTGAGAATTTTATTAAATCGGATGACGGGCCGGACATAGACGCCTTGTTCGTAGACGAAGCACAGGATCTCTCTACCCTTCAATGGTCCATGGTCGATGTACTGCGGAAGAAGCCCCGCATACAGGTGTTCACGGGCGATGACGATCAAGCCATCATGGGCTTTCAAGGCGCGGACGTTAAAGCGTTTCTAAACGCGACGGAGAAGAAGACGGTTCTAGAGCAGTCGTACAGGGTTCCTCGTTCAGTTTGGCAGGAGGCCCAGAACATTGTTTGCCGAATAGAGGGCCGGGCTCCAAAAACTTGGCGCCCCAAAGATGAAGAAGGCAGCGTTCACGTTCACCAAAGCATATGGGATGTGCCGTTTCATGAGGGAGAGTGGTGCGTCATGGCGCGGACAAACAGGGTTGCTTCCCAATATGCTCAAGCTTTGCGTGACGAGGGTTGGGTTTACAGCCGGAACGGCCACCCCAGCATTCCGGCGAAAACGTACGAGGCACTTCACGATTGGGAACAATGGGCCAAGGGAGAGCTGCTGACGCCCCCTAAGCTGAGAAACGTCTACAACTTCCTCGAAGTTAAGAAAGGCTACTCACGAGGCTTTGGACCGCGTTCCAAGGCCCTTTTAGGCTTGGATTCGGACGCGCAGATCAGTATGTCGGAGGCCCGAGACAATATGGGGCTTCTGGTGGATGGTTCTGTCAGGTGGCATCGAGCTTTGGGCAAGATTGACCTGGATACCAAGAACTACGTACTCAATGCGTTGAAGCGCAAAGACAACGTGCGTAATCCGCGAATAACGGTTAGTACTATACACTCAATGAAGGGCGGAGAGGCCGACAACGTTTTGGTCATTCCGGACCTGTCTTATGCGGCTCACAGGGAATATCAAAGGAATCCGGCGACTGAACACAGAGTGTACTATGTCGCTGTTACAAGGACTAAAAAGGCGCTGCATATAATGCTGCCAGAAACGAATCGGTATTACGACTTATGAAACCAGCCGAAACTCTAAAAACAGCAGCGTCACTGGTGAGCGGAGATCGCGCCAAGCAATATGGCGACTACACCACCCTGCATCAAAGGGCGGCAGACCTCTGGAGCGCATACTTAAAAGTCGAGGTTAAGCCCGAGGACGTTGCTCTTTGCATGGCACTGCTAAAGGTAGCACGGAACGAGATGGGTCAGGTAAAGCCTGATAACGGCGTTGACGCTTCCGCTTACGTGGCCTTGTGGGCAGCAATGATGGAAGACAAAAATGCGTGAGGATCTGTTTGACGAGCCTGTCTGGTTTCCCCCAGAACATCTTCCAGACCTATCTGGCGAGAAGATTATCGCCGTAGACGTTGAGACACGGGATCCTCACCTGAGAGACTTGGGGCCAGGGTGGGTTAGAAACGATGGAAACCTTATAGGTGTTTCTGTTGCCGCCTCTGAGTGGAGCGCCTACTTGCCAATCGCCCACGAGGGTGGGGGAAATATGGCAAAGGACCTCGTACTCAGGTGGCTCCAAGACCAATTAAACCACGGAATGTCTGTGGTATTCCACAACGCGCAGTACGATCTAGGGTGGCTTTTGAGCGAGGGTATTGAGGTCAAGGGTAAGATACTCGATACCATGGTCGCGGCACCGTTGGTGGACGAAAACCGTTTCAGTTATTCCTTGAACGCCTTGGGTGGCACATATCTTGGTGAGCGTAAGGCGGAAGAGGCCTTACGAAGAGCGGCGGGTCAGCATGGCGTTGACCCCAAGGCAGAGATGTGGAAGTTGCCGGCAGACAGGGTTGCCGCCTACGCGGAGAAGGACGCCACCCTCACACTTAGCTTGTGGCATGTTCTGCACAAGAAATTAATGGAGGAAGACGGCGAAAAGATTCTTGATCTGGAGTTGTCTCTTCTTCCAATGGTGTTTGAGATGAAGCGCCGTGGTGTCCGGGTTGACGTGTCCAAGGCGCAACGAACCAAAAAGTTCCTGACGGATAAGGAAAACAAGCTTCTTGGAGATGTACACAAAGAATCCAATATTCATCTGGAGCCTTGGAATGCCCGAAGTCTGGCTACGGTATTTGATAATCTGGGCTTAAGCTATGAACGAACAGAGAAGTCGGGCGCCCCCAGTTTCACCAAACATTTCTTGAAGACCCATGAACATCCTATCGCGCAGAAAATACTGGAGATACGCGAATACAATAAGGCAAATACGACCTTTGTTGATACAATCCTTAATCATCAGCATGACGGTCGTATCCACTGCCAGTTTAACCAGTTGCGCTCAGATGAAGGTGGAACTGTGTCAGGAAGGTTCTCCTCAAGTAATCCTAATTTGCAGCAGGTTCCCTCCCGCCACCCAGAGATAAAATCTTTGATCAGGGGTCTTTTTATTCCGGAAGACGATTGCCGCTGGGGAAGCTTTGATTACAGCGCCCAGGAACCTCGATGGATGATGCACTACGCATCCCTGACGCCGGCCACTAAGGACAACGAAAAGGTTAAGGAGATTGCGATACAATACCAGAATGATGATCTGGATTTCCATCAGATCGTTGCTGATATGGCTGGTGTAAGCCGGACACATGCCAAAACAATCAATCTTGGAATTATGTACGGTATGGGCATTGGTAAGTTGGCGGCGACCTTGGGTGATATCCCTTTCCAAGAGGCTAAAGAACTTCGCAATCAATACGACGAAAAGGTCCCGTTTATTCGCGCACTAGCGTCTGCGGTGATGGACGCTGCGTCCAGTAGATCAGAGGTAAGAACCTTGTTGGGCAGGAAGTGTCGATTCCCCATGCGCGAGTTGAAGGGATATTCCAAGGATTACAAGAAGCCTATCCACGCGGATAAGCTGGAAGAGCGTTGGAAGGATGTACTTGACACGCCTATTGAGGAAAGAGACAAGAACTGGGCCAGCTTGAACCCGGAGAGATATCAGGTGGCCTTCGTATACAAGGCCCTCAATCGTCTGATCCAGGCTTCGGCGGCAGACCAGACCAAGCAAGCGATGAAAGACTGCATGGACCATGGACACTGGCCCATGCTCACGGTTCATGACGAGCTCTGTTTTTCGATAGAGAGCGACGAACAGGTGGCCGAGATCAAAGGTTTGATGGAGAACTGTGCGCCGGGTCTGATGATACCGTCCAAAGTAGACGTAGGATTGGGCAAGGACTGGGGTTCAGCTAAGTAGTTTAACTAAAGGGGCATTTTGAATCTAATATTACCCTTGTTTTCGCCTTGTGCTGTTCTTTCCCCAGATGCTGAAAGAGTGCCAGGTCCTACAGGATAGTTGACTCCAGCATTAAAGGAGTTAGCGTTATCCCGCATCTTATTTATTTCTCTGGCGGCTTCGAGAGTAATGGATCCATCTCCAACAGGAATATTCATATTTCCTGAAAACCGTTCGTCGTACCTGTTGGGCTGGTAGTACTGAAGGCCGACTGTCGGGGCATTTTCTCCAAACATTCCTCTAAGGACCTGCCCTTGGCCACCAATACCACGGCTTATATTAGACGCTTCAGATTTATCTCCGGTCATAGTTTCGGTCGTTGAATTAAACTGACCATAGTTCACGTTCACAGACTTTGGTCGAAGCACTCTGTCAATGAAATCAGGAACCATACCGTCAGGGAACATAGCCCGTACAGCAACATTGTAACTAGATGATTTCTGCTCCTCATTTTTAAGCCGAAAATGGTCTATGGCTTCTTGAGGAATACCCATGGATTCGGGAGTTTTTTCAACGGTAGATCTGTTGTAGTTTCCCGTTAAATTTAAATAGGGCCGCACTGAAATACCTTGGGGCAGCGTCCCAATATTAAAGTTTGTACGGTTAACGCCGCGTCCTGGGACAGGCACAGGTTGGTCTTCTTCGCTTACATAGTAACCTTCTCCAGCCTGGGGAAGCGGATTAACGCCGAGTCCTGGTTGGTCTTCTACATAGGAACCTTCTCCAATCTGGGGAAACAGATTATCGCCGAGTTCAGCCATTTAACGCGCTCCAACACCCGTGAGTTTATTCTGCTCTATCTGCCGTAAGGGATCCATCTGTTGAGCCGCTGCCGCCGCATCAGGAATTTGTTGCCTAATGTCTTCGACAACGGGTGC